TAGAAACCACATTGTAAATGGCATTGAAAATCGTGCTGAAAAAGTTGTAGATCGCCGTAAAAATGGTGGTGAAGAAATCCCGAATCGCTGTAAATACGGTCGTTGCCACCGTCTGAATGGCAGTGACAATGGTGGTGAAGGTATTGGAAATGGACGTCCAGGTGTTGACGAAAAAGTCCCGGATTCCGGTAACGATTCCCGTGAAGAAGGAAGCGATGCTGTTCCATGTATCCACGAAAAATGTTTTGATGGAAGTCCAGACTTCGTTCCAGCTTGTTCCGAACCACCCCAGCACCACATCTGCAATACCTTTCAGGGTATTCATGATATTGCGGAACGTGTTGACAATGAAATTCCAGATAGAAGTAAAAATACCCTTGATACCGTCCCAGCACTGCTCCCAGTCGCCGGTAAATAGACCAATCAGCACATCAAGTGAATTTAAGAAAATATCTGCAAATCCAGAGAAAATATTGGAGATATTCTGAAAGACGCCTTCAAAAATAGGGGCTAACAGATTGCACAGCCCGTCCCACGCTGCTTTCAGCACATCGGTGAAACTCTCAAAATCGAATCCCAGAGCATTTAGCCGGTCAGTGATGCCCTGTGTCAATCCAGTAAAGGTGCTTTTAATCTGCTCCCAGATGGCGATGATATTGCTTTTGAATTCATCATTGGTTTTCCAGAGATGCACAAAGGCAGCCACCAAAGCGGCAACAGCTGCGATAATGGCAAGCAGCGGACCTAATGACACACCCAACGCTCCGGTAATGGCTCCAATGCCACCTTGCACAGTAGAGAAAAGGGCAGGCAGTTTGGACACTGCGGAAAAGACCGTCCCCACACTGGAAATGGTCTTTCCAAGCACCACCAGCATCGGACCCAGAGCAGCAGCCACCAGTGCAATTTTCGCAATGGTTTCTTTGGTCTGCGGGTCTAATTGGTTCAGCTTGTCCACCAGTTCCTGAATACGGGAAACAATGGAGCGAATGGTAGGCATCAGAATATCACTAAAACTGATTGCCAGTTCTTCCAGCTGGGACTTCAAGATGGTTACTTGTCCAGCAAGATTGTCCTGCATGACCGCTGCCATTTTTTCGGTCGTGCCATTATAGCCGTCTACTGTATCCGAACAGGTGTCAATGGCATTGGACAGTTTTTCAAAGTCCGCCGGGGAACCGTTGATGATCGCCAGCATACCGGACATCGCCTCTTTGCCAAACAGTGAGGCAGCCGCCTGTGCCTGTTCTGCCTCAGAAAGTCCGCCCAATTTCTGACGGAGTTGTTCCATAAGTTCTCGTAAAGAGTACATCTTGCCGGAACTGTCAGTCAGAGAAATGCCGTACTGTTCCATGGCAGATGCTACCGTGCCTGTCGGCTTTGCCAGATTGGTAATGGCGGAACGCAGTGCCGTACCAGCCTGTGAGGATTTGATACCAGCATTCGCCATCAAGCCTATGGCAATGGCGGAGTCTTCAGCAGAATAGCCCAAAGAACCCAGCACCGGAGCGGCATACTTGAAAGTTTCGCCCATCATGCTGACGTTCGTGTTCGCATTGGACGATGCCGCCGCCAGAACATCAGCAAAGTGTCCGCTGTCCGAAGCAGACAAACCGAAAGCGGTCAGAGCATCCGTGACAATGTCCGAAGTAGATGCCAAGTCCTCGCCGGAAGCAGCAGCAAGATTCATGATGCCTTCGATACCGCTGAGCATATCGTTGGTTTTCCAGCCTGCCATCGCCATATAGTTCATGGCTTCGGCAGCTTCACTCGCTGAAAATTTTGTTTTGCTGCCCATTTCACGAGCCTTTTCCCGGAGAGCATCCATCTCTGAACCGGTCGCCCCCGAAACAGCTGCCACCTTTGACATGGCAGAATCGAAATCCGCACCAGTTTTCACGGCAATGGTTCCCAAAGCCGTGACACCGGCAGTGACAGGCAGCAGCTTTTGTCCCACGCCAGAGATCTTGTCTCCGGCGGACTGCAGCGTTTCACCCAGAACGCCCATCTTTTCCAAGGCGGTGTGAGAATTGTTTGCTTCTGTGGTCAGGCGTTTCAGTTCGTTTTTGGTTTCGATGATCTCACGCTGCAAAGCATCATACTGCTGCTGTGAGATTTCACCATTTGCAAGAGCCGTATTGGCTTGTTCTGCGGCAGTTTTCAGCACTTCCAGCTTTTCTTTGGTAGCTGTCACCGCATCGGCGAGGAGCTTATGCTTCTGCGAGAGCAGTTCCGTGTTGGAAGGATCGAGCTTCAGCAGTTTCTGGACATCTTTCAGCTGCGTCTGCGTGCCTTTGATGTCCTTGTTGACACCTTCCAGTGCCTTGGACAGCTTGGTGGTATCGCCTCCGATTTCTACGGTAATGCCTTTGATGCGGTTTGCCATGCGGTTTCACCTCCTCCGTGAGGGCATGAAAAAAGCACCTGCCGGAGCAAGTGCTTAGTTTTAGGTTTTATAAACATTTTGAGAAATATTCTGCAAGTAAATCTTTGTGCTCAAAAAAAGCATTTAGAACAAAATAAATAAATGGAACGGTTATTTCTTCTTGAGAGTTATTTGTAATACGATACATCTTACATTTATAATTAAGAGGAATCATCGACTTGTCAATTTTAAAGGTTTTTATCCGCTTTTTTGCCTTTCCTTTATTTTTTGTCTGCCCTTTAGAACAAGTGTCTTTTATTCTGTTTGCATATTCTTCAATTGAATAAAAGATATATTCGTGATCTAAATGCGTGACACACTGATCATTATATTCAAGGTGGATCATTTGTGTAACAATTGTATCATCGTCCGTATGAAAATCCTCACATAGTTCCTCAAATGTAAGATTATAAGAGTCTTTTAATATCCATAAAGCATTACCAAAGCATTCCTCACTATATAGTTTGGTTACAGCAGGGAGATCGCTTATATTAAATGAGAATAATAGACCTTTTTCTACTGCCTCTCGAATGTCACTAAAATGATTTTCTCCGTCATATATACGTTTATCGTTTCCTCTTACCGCTAACACTTTAATATAATTCTCGCTCATCAATTGCTCTATAACAAGTGCAAGCGATCTATTCATGTGAATAAAAATAGTTTTATCGAACACTTTGTCATAAATCCTTACTGGCTCATCAAATGCGCATAGTATTCTGTTTTTATCAACTGGTAAGAGCCCCCATTTTTTAAAGACTGATGGCTTTTCAAAAAAATCGCCATACATTGAATCGATATTTGGTTGTTGAAATGAATAGCCAGAATTGTTTTCATTAAAATGCAATCTTAAATAAAGATACACATAAGAGAGAATCATCTCAGGATCTTCTCTTAATAGGGTATCATCTTTCTCAAATCTGCCAAGCATTGGATATGCTAACATATAATTATAATTAAAAATCCATTCGGCTAATGGTTCGGTAATAGGAGGTGTGGTAATTGAAATACCTAATTCTTTGCACCTTTTTCTTATATCGGATTCTTCACTTTCTTCTAAATAGCGTTTTAGCAACGAAATAAGTTTTTTATGATCACAAGGCTGCTTAATAAGCGACAGCAAAAGCTCATTTTTTTCGTTGAACATTTCTATTAACAGTTTTTCACTTGGAAGTTCTTTATGTTTGCTTTCAATATACATATTGTAACTGAGCTTCTCATTTTGCTCATTATAGTAATTTATGAATTCAACAAGCTTATGCTCATTCATTTTCCTCACCTTCCTATACCAGAATTATAGCACAGCAGGGAGAAAAAGTCAATCAGAAGGAATCGAAATCAGCCTGCCCAGCGACCTCATGCCAGCCGTCGTATTCATCGTTTTCCTTTTCGGTGAACATATCATTCACGACTCCGATTGTGAGCAGATCAAGCTCCGAGAGGGACAGCCCGATCTGCACACATCGGAGAAGGAAGAGGGGCGTTGTCATCGGGCGGTCAGTTTTTCGATGTTTTTTTTAGATTCCGCCTGTGTCTCCACGTTGAGTCCCCACAGTTCGATGAGCTGCGGCAGCACCTCGTAAATGGAGAATGTGTTGAACGCTTCAAGCCATTCATCCGGATTGTCCGGGACGTTCTCCGGATCAGCGTGCTTCGCCATGATGTAGGCGATGTTCTCAAACACTTCAAGGCTTTCAATATCCAGTGCGGAGGATTCCTCTGTATTTTCTCCCACAGACTTTTGCAGTGCTGCAAAGTCTTGATAAATATCTCTGCGAAATTTCAGACGATACAGTCTTGGAACTGCTGCACTTGCTTTAAACGGCACATCAATACCATCAATGGTGATGTTCTTCTGAATTGCCATACTGCACCCTCCTTACGCTTTCACAGTGGTCTTGGAAGCCGTTCCGGCTGCCGGTGTGTATACGTTCTTGTACCAGCCATCATAGGTAGAAGCATCTGTGGATTCACAGGTCTTTGCCTTTACCAGACCGTTGGGCAGTGCCGAAGCCTTGATGGAGATAGTTTCAGTCTTTACTTCCTTGCTGTCCTCGGTAGTCTGTCCCTCTGTTGCCGGACGTGATGCGGAACAGCAATAGAGAACGTGGCGAATCTTCCGTTTATCTCCGGTGAATTCAAACAGCAACGCAAACTGTGATACCTCATCATCATTTCTTTCCACCAAAACACCATTGCTGTCCAGGATTTCTCCCAGAATATCTGTAGAGAAATCTGTAGGAATCAGGGCGATTTCCAAATCACCTTCATAGCCAGAATTGTTGGAAATTACGTAGTATACGATGTCATCGGCATAAAAATTTTCGTTTTCGCCGTTTGCATCAATGGAAATGGAAACCGCACCCGGCAGACGCACCGGATCCACATAGACTGGTGTCAAATTGGCTCCGCTGGCATCGGTTACCCAGTCCTTGATTTTAGCGTAATGTACATTGGTCAAACCGAATTTGACCTTATTCTTTTTGTTTGCCATAGGACTTAAACCTCCGTTTCATAAAGCACTTCATAGAGCCTTTCTGACTCTATCCAGACTTCTGATTTTGTGTAGTAGATCTCATGACGTTTCAGAACCTCTTCAATCTGATTTTCCAGTTCAGGATTCTTAACGTCTGTGTAAAGTTCAATATCCAGCATCTTAAAACTGAAATACATGGAATTATCCGCAGAAAATGTATTCTCTCCAGGTGAAAGAAAAATGAGAAAAGGCAATGCAGGACTCTCGCCCTCGGCAAAATGATGGTAGGCGAAAGGCAGTCCCATTTCCTCCATCATTTCTGCGATTTGTTCGTAGGTCATGACAAAGCCCCCTCAATCAAATGCTCCAGCAACTGCACACCGTTTTCTTCCGCAGGAGCAACATGCGGTTTGCCGGATACCCGACCACCGCCACGCTTGGCGTGCCCCTTTTCCAAAAGGTGTGCCAGCTGATAGCGATTCTTACTGTGGACAGTTATCTCCAAAGAGTGACTGCTTTCGCCAGTCTTTTTCGTTGCCCAGCTTTTTGCATATTTTCCGGTGTCCTTCGGGGCATTGGCGGAAATCTCGTTTTTCACTTGCGTGGCGGATTTTCGGACTGCTTTTTTCATAGCAGTATCTGCAAGGTCTGCATATTCCTGCAAGCCCTGCATAATTTCCTCTGCAAGATTGTCAATACTGGTCATTTTGTCCTGCCTTTCTGGCTTCTGCAGTAATTTTCAGATAGTCCTTGTGCAAATAATCTGGTGTAACACTGGTGATGTTGTATGTGACATCCCGAAACAAGATTCGGTTGCTTGTTATAGACGGCATCCAGTGCTGACTTTGCCGAATGAGGAATTCCAGTGTTTGTGTTTCTTTGGTCACACCAGCGTCCGTATGCTCCGAAGAAGCTTTCAAAGTCACTTTTGCCCAGCAGGAAAAAGCTTCGTCCCACATGGCAGTGTGATTGCCGATTTCATCGGTAACAACACGATTCTCCAGAAAGGTGATTCGCTGATTCAAAGTTCCGATTTCCATTACATCACACCCTCTCGCTGTGCAAACAGCATGGCACGAAGTGTTAATGTCAGTTTGGAAAAGTCTGCAGTATTGCGGTTTTCATAGAGATAGGAAACCGTGTAGAGCATTGCTGTCCGTACCACATCTTCGTTTTCTGAAAAGCGTTCCTCATCCATTCTTCCTACATCCATTACCAGCTGTTTTGCAGTTGAAATAAGGGAGAGAAGCAATGTATCATCATCTTCAAAATCAATCCGCAGATACTGCTTGACTTCCTGTAAAGTTACCACCCACTCCAACCCCTTTCTCTGATTACGCTTTCTTGATAGTGAGCGTCTTGATTGCCTCCGGAAGAATCAACTTGCCGTCCAGTCGCTGACTTGCAAGGAAACCAACTTGACCAGTCATAGCAAAGAGTTCATTCAGTCTCTTGAAAGAGCGTCCCTGTCTGTCAGCCACCCAGTAATAACTAAAGTCGCCAAACGCCATGCACTTGTTGCCTGCCTTGATTTCCGGCACATAGCTGGAAGTCTTGTAAGGACGATTGAGGATGGTATCAGGAACACCAGACTGCACAGACGGATTCCAGATGTAATTGCCTGTGTTGTCTTTCAATTTTCTAAGAGCCTTGACAGTGGAATCATTGAGCACCCACACCGCCTTCTTGCGGTACGGACTTCTGAGGGAGTAGAAGAGTTCCATCACATCATCAAATGTAATGCTTGTACCTGTGGTAGAAGTGCCGTCTTCCGCACCGCCTGTAGCATTAAAAATGCCGGTCGGTTTTCCCTTACCGTCACCAACGAAGAACGCCTCTTCTTCCTTTGCCCCAATACGACGTGCAAACTCTTTTGCAATGTAGGACGGCAGGTCAAATACACTGTCATTGAGAAGTTCCTCAGAAATTTTGATTGCTGTTCCAAGCTTATATGCGGAAAGCGATGCCTGCCCAAATGTATCATCAGAAAGAGAATACTGCTGTTCTTCGTCCATCCAGACAGCCTCGCCCTTGGAAGTCACAATCGGAATCTTGCGGTCGCCGTTGGAAGTTTTGATAACCGTTGCCATCTGGCGGAAAATACTCTCTTCCTCCAACGC